CCAACAACTACCGGAACGGATGGATTAATCTACCCACAGGAAGCGGTTGATAATCTTGAGTTAATCGGACTTGATTCAAATTACACAGCTACTTATTACCCTTGGGTATTAACAAGAGATACGGTAAACAATACACAAATTTACATACCACCTACAGCTGAGGTTACAAGAAACTTAGCTTTAACTGACAACATAGCGTTCCCATGGTTCGCAGCGGCAGGTTACACGAGAGGTATTGTTAACTCAATTAAAGCTCGTAAAAAATTAACACAAGAAGATAGAGACGTGTTATATACGGGTAGAATTAACCCAATCGCTACCTTCGCTGATGTTGGTACAGTTATATGGGGTAATAAAACTTTACAGGTACGTGAATCAGCACTTGATAGAATTAACGTTAGACGATTACTACTACAAGCACGTAAATTGATTTCTGCGGTATCTGTAAGGTTATTGTTTGACCAAAACGATGAACAAGTTAGACAAGATTTCTTAAACTCAGTAAATCCAATCTTAGACGCAATTAGAAGAGATAGAGGTTTATATGACTTCCGAGTTACAGTATCATCAGATACTTCTGACTTAGATAGAAATCAGATGACTGGTAAAATATACATTAAACCAACAAGATCTCTTGAGTTTATTGATATAACATTCTATATCACACCAACCGGAGCTTCGTTTGATGATGTATAAAAAACAAATAGTTTAAAAAAATTAAGGGGGATATTTGATTATCTCCCTTTTTTTATTTATATTTGTTAACTTTTAAATTTAGTTTATGAAAAATATCACCGATTTTGGATTAAAGTATTACGCTTTTGATTGGGATGATAATATATTAAAAATGCCAACAATGGTTTATTTAAAAACAAAAGATGACCGTGTCGTTGGTATGCCAACATATGAATACTCGTTTAAGAAATCTATAATTGGTAAAAGACAATTTAAATTTAATGGTAATTTAATTGTTGGGTATGATAATGAACCGTTTAGGGATTTCCTACAGGGTGGTGATGATAGATTTATGATGGACATTAAGAAAGCTAAGATAGCTTCATCAGATATTTGGAAAGACTTTGTTGAGGCCATAAACAACGGATCAATATTTTCAATTATTACTGCTAGGGGTCACAACCCAGAAACAATTAAAAATGGTATAAAAAATCTTATAGATATATCATACGAGGGAATTGACAGGGATAAATTGATAAATAATCTAATTGGGTATCATATAATAACCAACTCAAAATTTAATAATGATTATGACTGGTTAATTAAGGATTATTTGGATAAGTGTAGGTTTTACCCAATAACTTATCTACATGGTACAATGTCGGATCCATCGGAGGGTAAAGTTAAAGCGATGAATGATTTTTTAAATTACATTGAGGAACAATCAAAAAAAGTAAGGATTAGTCTTGTTTCTTACGTTAATTTGGATTTTAACATTAAACCATCAATAGGATTTTCAGATGACGATATAGATAATGTTAATTTAATTCGGGATAAAATTTTCCGGGAGGACTTCAATATTAGTATTTACCACACAAAAAACGGTAAAAAAGTTAAGATTGACCTAGCAAAAGTTAATTAATTATTATAATTTATTAGCAGCTAGCTAATTAATTATTATATTTATATATCTTTTATTAGCAGCTAGCTAATTATTATTAATATAAAAAGCTAGCTTGCTGGCAATTATATAAATAAAAAAAATAAAAGTCAATAGAATAAAAAATTTTTTTGGTATATTTATTATATGAAAATAAACAAGACTAAAAAAATTTACTATGGCTGATTTATTAATGAAAATGCCTATACCCTATGAACCTAAACGTGAAAACCGTTGGATTCTTAGATTCCCGTCCTCTTTAGGTATCAATGAGTGGTACGTTGAGAGTACTTCAAGACCGAAACTTAAAATAGCTTCGACTGAAATCCCGTTCTTAAATACTTCAACATACGTAGCTGGACGATTTAATTGGGAAGAAATTCCTGTTAAGTTTAGAGATCCAATTGGACCTTCAGCTTCACAAGCGGTAATGGAGTGGATTCGTTTATGTGCTGAGTCTGTTACTGGTCGTATGGGTTACGCAGCTGGTTACAAAAAGAATGTTGATCTTGAAATGTTAGACCCAACCGGAGTTGTGGTTGAGAAGTGGATTTTGGAGGGAGCTTTCTTACTTGGGTATGATGGTGGAACGTTGGATTATTCAAGTGACAAAATAGCTGGAATCTCAGCTAGTATCCGTATGGACCGTTGTATATTAGTTTACTAAATAATATTTACTTATATTGAAATCCGTGTACTATATTAGTGTATGCGGATTTTTTTATTATAATAAAACCTAATTTCAAATAACAATGGAAACAAATGATATAGTTAATTACGGTCAGACTGACTTTAATCTTCCACACGACGTGTTGGAATTACCTTCTGGTGGAATATTTTATAAATCTAAAAAGAAAAGTGTTAAGATTGGATATCTAACAGCTTCAGATGAAAACATTTTACTAAATAACGATAGTCGTAAATCAATAAAAGAGGCTATTGTTTTACCGTTACTTAGAAATAAGTTATATGAGAGAGAACTTAGACCCGAAGAACTTTTAGAAGGTGACGTTGAGTCAATACTAATATTTCTAAGAAATACATCGTTTGGACCTGAATATAAACTAAATGTTGAGGATCCAAAAACCGGTAAACAATTTGAAACATCAATAATGTTAGATAGGATGAATATTGTTCAATCTAAAGAGAAACCAAATGATGACGGTACATTTACATTGACATTACCATTTTCAAAGAATACGGTTAAAGTTAAATTTTTGTCACTTTATGACACAATTGAAATTGATAAAATTCTAGATAGTTACCCAGCTGGACGTGTAACACCAACAGTAACCACAAGACTAAATAGAATGGTTGTGGAGTTAAATGGTAATCCAGATCGAAACGATATATCCACATTCTGTGAAAATATGCCAATCGGAGATTCAAAACACATTAGAAATTTTCTAAGAGACAACGAACCAAGATTAGACCTAAAAAAAGAAATTGTAGCCCCGTCTGGAGAAAAGGTGACCGTGAGTCTTGCCTTTGGGGTGGAATTTTTTCGGCCTTTCTTCTGATTACTCAAAAGTTATATTAGACGAATACTATTATCTTGCCAAACATCTCGGAGTACAGTACGGTGAATTCTTTAAAATCCCAACGTATGTTCGTAAATATCTTCTTGAAAAAATATTTAATGAAGGAAAACGAAACTAAAAATATTTATCATTAAATATTATTAAATGAACACAACAGTACCAACAACTTTAAGTAAATCACAACAAGACAGACTAAAGTTTCTTGAGGACTACGAAGCGGCAAATCAAAGGGCTTTTGATATAAATAAATCGTTTGTTGGTGGTATGGCTGATTTGATAAATCCAACATTTTCAATGTCGGAGATTATAAAATATTCAGCTAAAGCTATTACTGAAACAGATTCATTAAGATTTTTAGATGAACAAGCTACAAAAATACAAAACGCTTTTGGTGTTGGAAAACAAAGATTAAGTGAGTTTAAAACATTAATCGCTGATACCACACCTGAATTGGTTAAAATGGGTTTTAGTCAAGAAGAATCCACACAAGCCGTAATAGATATAACAAAAAGTTTGGGAACTAACGCTTCGGTTGGAAAAGAAGCTGTTGTTGAGTTATCGGCGGTAAGTAGGTTAACTGGCGAGGATGTTACAACACTAGCGTCTAGTTTTAGAGATGTTGGAGTTTCAATATATGACGCTGGTGATAGAATGAGGGAAGTTATTGATTACGCTAAAAACGTGGGTGTTAGTGTACAAGCGGTGTCAAAGGGTGTTTTGACCAATCTAGATAAAATGAATCTTTATAATTTTGAAAACGGTGTTAAAGGTTTAGCTAAGATGGCAGCTCAAGCTTCTAGACTAGGTGTTGATATGTCACACGTATTTGCTATTGCTGAGAAGGTATTTAACCCGGAAGGTGCGATTGAGTTAGCAGCTGGGTTACAAAGATTGGGGGTTACAGCTAATGGTCTTTTAGACCCATTAAGAGCTATGGATTTAGCACGTAATGACCCAGAACAATTGGAAAAGGAATTAGTTAATATTACTAAAGAATGGACAACGTTTAATGAAAAAACCCAACAATTTGAAATATTACCAGGTGCTAAAAGTAGGATTAGAGAAATAGCTAGTGAATTGAATATACCAGCTTCAGAATTGACAAAAATGTCGATAAGAGCTGCCGACTTTGACAAAAAACTACAACAGATTAAATTCCCATCATTAGTTGGTACAGAAGATGAACAGACTAGAGAAATGATCGCTTCATTAGCAACACTATCAGGTGGAACCGCGGTTATTAAGGTTAGGGATGAACAAGGTAAAGAAGTCACTAAAAAAGTGGAAGATTTATTACCACAAGAAATTGAACAATTAAGGGAACAAGCAGCCGACCAAAATAAAAGTTTGGAGGAATTAGCTTCCGAACAATTAACTATAATGGAATCAATAAATGCTAATATTGGATCCCTAGTTGGTAAAATGACACTTGGTAAAGCTAGTGCAGCTCCGGTACAACGTGTTTTTGACGCTATAACTAAAGTACAAACAAAATATACTGAAATAGCCACCAGAGATGTCACAACAGAAACGTTTAGAACTGGTGTTGATCAGTTTACTGGATTATTAGAAGACGCGGCTTTAAAATCAGCTAAAGGGGACCAAACAGGATCCTTCGAAGCTTTTAAAAACGCTTTTAGTAGTATGGCTGATTTGGAATTAAAATTTCAAGAAGGGGTTAAAAATAAATTTGAAACTTTTATAACTGAATATAGAAAAGACCTGACAAAAACATATGAAAACCAATTAAACCCCAAACCAAAGAAAACCCAAGCTGAGTTAATTGTTGAGGAATTGAATGCCAAAAAAGAAGTTATTGAAAAGAAAGAGATAATAACAAAATCAACAGTTGACGCTAACATAACAATAACAGGTTCCGGTACACTAACAAACATGTCAACAACTGAGATTCAAAACACAATTAACAACTGGTTAAGTACAGCTGAAGGAAAATCTTGGTTAAATAAATTGTTTGAGGTAAAAGATAGTGGATTAAGAAACTAATCAAACATTAAAAAATGAACCCAAATCGTATTTATAAAATAAAAGGAGAATGTCAAGTTCACTATCATTTGTATCAACAGA